ATTTTCAACCCTTGTGATTGTGGCCCCTTTTTAGGAGGGACTGTCTTCGTTAGTTTTTTCATTACAAGTGCATCCTACGCACCCACATTCATTGCAAGATTGATTACAATGACACGGACAATCGCATTTCATACATACTCCTATCATTTCTTTTTTGTTATTAATCCCATTGCACCTTTTGCTCCCTTGATGCCAAAGCTCGCACTACAGGCGATGTATAAGAGGTGCTTATAGTAATCAGGGAGTGAGTGTAAGGCTTCAAAACCAGCTTTTATATGTGGTGTCCATCCGGGTATAAAGACTGCCACCGCCGGAACCAGCAGGCATATTAAAATCAGCTCGTCTTTCCAGCTCCCTTTCATTTGATCAACTGCAGTAGCCTCCCACGAAATTTTTCCAGCTATCTGCTGCTCTTTCAGAGACTTTTGTGCCTTAATTTCAGTTAATGCTAAGTCTGCTTTTGCTTTTTTTGTCTCGACAAAGCCTTTTACCGCATCAGTGACCATATTTGCGATAGGGCCTACTAAAAAATTCATCATTTTTTCTTAACTCCCTTAATTTTACCTTTGTTTATGCTTGCGTAGAACACTTTTGCACCTTCTTTCTTGCCATATGTCTTAGCCATGGCCTTTTTTATCTTTTTACCCTTCTTGTTTAGTGGCATTTGCCCTCTCTCTAGCTACATTTGCACGTAAATCAGCTAAATCGTAGTCTTTTTGCAATTTTTTTGCGTCTAAAATCTGTTTATAGTCAAATTGGTTCTCTTTTAGTCCCTGTTGTTCACCTTTTAGTTGTGCATCCATCTCCATTTCAGCTTGTCTTAACGCTAATTCTTGTTGTTTTAGTAAAACAAGTGGATCAACTTGTTGGTCTTGTAATGCTTCTTGTTCTTCGACAATCATTTGTTCAGTAATTTTTACAATTTCTTCATCAACAAGCTGTTGTTTTAACATTTGTAATTTTTGTATCTCTTGCGGCGGCACGTTTTCACCAAAATCTTTACGTAATCTCTCTGCCTCTTGTACTAATGCTCTATCAACTTGTTGCTCTGCTAAAAATGATACGTGTTGATTGATGTGAGAGGCAAGTGTCACGATAGCCATGGGGTTACTTTTTACCAAAGACGAAGATAAAAATATTCTATGTGCTTGAATATGTTTTGCATGATCTTGTTCTGGAAAAGCTTGTAAGGGTTGACCACGTAAAGTCACACTGTGTTCTAATGCTGCGTTTGCTGGTTGAGGTCCTTTTGGTATAGGAAGTATTTGTTCAATATCTTTTACACCAAGTGCTATGTACATTCTTCTGTAAGCCTCATACAGATTGTGCATCTGTGGGTTAGATTGCGCTAATTGTAATTGGTTTTGTGCAAGTGTCACTCTTTGTGACATTGAGAAAATATTTGGATCTGATACCGGTAAAATATCTATGTTATCGGCAAAATCTATTTGCTTAATTTCTCTTGGACCACCTGCTACCGCATAAGGATAAACTGGTGGTAATACAAGCTGAAATATTTTTGCTAGTAATTGAAACTCTTTTTTCTGTGCATAGTGTAATCTTTTGTGCACAGCGGACATAACTTTAGTACCACGCTCCATAAGAGCCATGGTTGTGCCAACGGGTGTTTGTGAACTACCAATCTCAGATAGTTGCATATCAGCAACGGTTGCAAACTGTTTTGCTGCATCAACACAAAATCCTAAAAGCTGCATTAATGTTTGGTCTGGGCCTTTGTATGGTAAAGGCATTAAGGCTTCACGGATTATACCATTAGGTGCATCTACATCTCTGAACTCACCAGGTTGTAAGGGTTGATCATCGTCACGTATTCTTAAACCTCGTGATTTGAAACCAGCAGGTAAGTTAGATAATGTACCTGCATCTAACAATTGACGTAATGCTGATGTAGCAGATCTTGTCAATCCACCAATCATGTGTATTAAGCCAAAGCCATAAAAACCTAGTCCTGGTAAAAACTTGTAATGTACAAAATATTCATTCTTCTTTTTTAATATGTCACCTTCGTTATAGTTTCTGTACACAGATAATACTGCGTTAGAGCCTTTATCTATCGTTACAATGTAGGGTAGCTTAATACCACTAGGCTCGCCATTTTTAGAATTGATATCTTCAAAACCCTCAAGGTCAAGATCAACGTGCATCTCAAAAAGTTCAACCATATCGTCAGAGGCGTAACTTCCTGGTGACTCACCATCTATCTCATCTTTCTTTTCTTGTAAATCTGATGTGCTAGACCCGTCATAGCCCTCACCATTGATGTCCATATAAAAACCAGAAACTTGTTTTTTACGCAAATCATTCTTTGTCATTTTGACGACTTGTGTAATTCTTTCACAATCATCCAAGTCAGAACATCCGTATGGAACGATGACATCTTCTGCAGGTATAAACTTTGATGTTGCTCTACCTGCTACATCGTCAAAATAGATTTTTTTGAATGCGCTACCTGAAAGAGGTAATTGAAACAAGAGTTGATCCATTTCTGGATTATAGTCTTCCATGACATGAGTAATCTCATAGTTCATGTAATCTTTTACACGCTCTGCTGCTTGTTGTAGTTCGGGTGAGTTAGCTCCCACTACTTGTGTTCTGACGGGACCATCACTTGGCAAAAGCTCAACATAAGCCATTGCCTGAAATTGTGTGACTGCTTGTGCTAGAACAGGATGGTTAACACTAGCCGCACCTCTAAATGGTCTAGTTCTTTCTTCATATTTGAAACCAAGTAAGTCTAATCCTTTTGTGTATGACTGTTCCCAATCTTCTCTTGTAGATTTGTCATTGTCTACTTTTTCTACTAACTCATTTGCTAGAGCTTGTAAGTAAGCAGGGTCTAAAACTTCTGCTAAGTTAGAACCAAACGTTGTTGGTAAAGGAGTTTCTTCTGCATTTAAAACAGCAGAACCATCATCTTCGATTATGATGTCTGGATTTTGTTGTCCTGTTTGTAAATCTACTTCTTGTCCTAGCTCCTCGACATTAAGATCTTCATCGCCTCCAGGGCCTATAGGGTTTTCATTTTGCGGTGTTGGGACGCTAGAATTAAACTTTTCTACCATTAATATTCTCCAAATATATCAGTAATTGAAACTAAACCATCAGAGGCAATTTTACCACCATCTTTTTTACCGTAAATGAACATTGGACCTTTCTTAGTGGTTTCTTCAGGCAGAGTTAATGTATACATTTTGACTCTTTGCGGATTGTACTCGTCAATAATAATCGTAGCATTCTCAGCTCTGTCTGCATCGCCTAAAGGCACAAGATCAAATCCATCAGCTTTAGTTTTCACAAAGTATTCCATAGTTTGACCTGGAGCTATCTCTCTTCTCAGAACTACCTCATTAGGTCCATAATCTAATGCTACTCTTTCTATTTCTGAGTCTAAAAAAGCTTGTATGTTTCCAGGAGCATTGCCATCTCCTCTTGGTTCAACATCTCTTAATAATTGAAACTCACCATCAACACCCTTATTTAAAACTTTAATGCCTTTGTCAGCTTTTGACGAATCTACAATTTCTTCTATTTTTAAATTATTTTTACTACCTGTATATTTTTTAGCAATATTCTTTAACTCCTGCACAGTTATATTGTCGTAGATAGTTTTAAATTTTTTACCTGCAGGCCCATCAGGATCTTTACCCCATCTTCTGTTCACTAGCTCTGACGGGAAGATTGCCACCTTGTTAATACCGTTAGCCTCTGCATCTTTGATCGTAGCTTTAAGCAAGAGATCAATATAGTCTTTACCTTTATTAAAAGGCAGTACAGGAAAACTTTGCACAGGTCTAAATTGATTACTACCCATGTAGGTTGGATTACGGTTTACATAATCAGCTAATTCTTCGGTGTTGTCTATGTCTAGAACTCTAATATTTTTTAGTTGATCTTGATAATTAGTGCCTCTGTTCAATTCAAAAAGTGCATTAAATTTTTGTCTACCTTCTTCTTGTAGGGCTACTATTTTATTTTGAAAGTCAGGATCAACCACTGTCATTCTATTTTGATTTGCAATATTCGTAATTCGCTCTTGTATTTCAGTTAACTCCTTGACAACATCAGGTGTCAACTGATCTGCAAAAGTAGGATCGTTTGGACGTACAAGATCAGAGGTTTCCATAAACTGTAACATGCTCTCGGGATATTCTCTTTCAAATCTTTCAAGAAGATCTTGTTGATATGTGTCACCGTTTGCAATTTGCTCTTTCAGTTTTGCTTTAAAATTTCTAACCATCTCCGCAGTAGCTTTCATTCGCTCTTGTTCTTTTTTCAAGTTAGTCAACATGTCAGTTTGCATTTCTTGTATGACAGCTACTGTGTTGCCATCTACGTCTTTGTAATCAGCGACTCTTGTAAAAGCTATAACGTTAGGATCTTTAGCAAAATGTGATGCGTTAAAAAACTGCGTTTCTTGACCAGGTAACTTATCAACATTAACAACTATCTCTCTATAGTTTTCACCGACATTATCTAACGGTTGTGAACCTGTTCCTTTGTGCTTAGGTTTACCCATGTAAGTGCCCAAAGGACCTGGAGGTGCACCAGCATCAATAGGCTCTCTTTTTACTTTTACTTCAATGTTCGCAATAGGAGAGCTTTCATAAACATCAATTAAATTTTGTTGAGTTAGTTTTGTGTTAGGAAAAAATTTTTCTATATCTTCTAAATAATTTAAAATACCTGAGTCTTTCATCTCTGATTGTGGAACACCAATATTTCCTGTGTAATATTTTAACCAGTCTTTTGGTAATGCACTCTTTGGTGCGTTTGGACTTGTCGTAGATTCTATGAAATAAGATTTGAAAGGAAAGTCACCAGGATCTACATTTGGCACCATAGGTGCAGCTCCCGTTCCGGTAGGGACATCTGATACAACTTTTTTGGGTGTCAATAAACCAGGGACTTTACCAAAGAACTTAAATAAATTACCTGCTCCAAAAGCTTGTAAGTTGCCTGACTCTACTGCTTGTTTAAAGAAGTCATCATCCATAGCAGGGTCAGGTGTAAATTGTTGTTGATTAATATTTTGTAACGGATCACCGCCAATGGCCATCGGTGTAGGTGCAGAGTAATCTTTGCCTTCACCAGTGCCAAATATGCGATCATATAAATCTTGTACTTGTGTTGGGTTTAATCGAAAAATATAGCTTCTATCATATCCACTGCGTATAAGAGCATTCTGCATTTTACCTAAGCCATCGCCACCTGTAGACATGCGCACTGGACCTCCTTGATTAAACAATACAAAGTTTTTAGCATCCTTTTTTGCACCCTTTTTTGGGATAGGTGCAGTGAGTGGTAATTTATCTGGATTTCTGTTTAGTATTTCTCTAGCAACGGTCATATAAAATTCTGGTGAATAATCCTTAGTTTTACCTTTTTTTGTAAAAACATTAGGGTCACCAACTATTAAAACTTCTCCCGCTTCCTTAAAATCTAAACCACCTGGTGGGCCAACAAAATTTGGATCTAAAAATCTTAATCCTTGAAAAATTTCTTTTTGTTTTGGATTAAAACTTTGCACTGACACCATGCCTCTTTTTTGTAATTCTTCATTCAGAGTTTGATATATAAAATTTAAATAATCTATCTGCCTTGGATTCTCAATATTCGTTTCATTTAAAAATTTTGTTACACTTACATCAAAACCAAAACTGTTTTTAAAATCATCAATGCTTTTTGGTTTAGAGGTTTGTAATTTTTGTAATGTTTGTTTTCCTTCAAATTGTTTTAATAATTTTTTAAAAACATTATCAAAAGTTTTTTGATAAACCTGATTATACACCGCTGGTTGCACAAGAATATTTTCTGCATCCTGCGCCATGCCAACAAATCTTTCTTCTTTTAAATTTGTAGTTATCGGATATATATGTGCTTTTTGTGGAGCTAAGCTATCATTAATAAATTCAATTTCTCTATCTGAATATTTGCCAGACGCTTTTAGTTCTTCTATAAAATTACCTAGCACGTTTTGATATTTTTCAACTTTTTTCTCTAAGCGTAACCATTGAGAATATTCAGGATATTCTTGTGCTAAATTTGCTACTGTCTTTTGTGTGTTTTCTCCTACAAATGGCATGACATACTTATCAACAAATTCTACATTGTTAAGTAAGCCAGCCTCCATAATTGGCTCGCCGGTTTTTTTATTTATAATTACATTGCCATCTTTATCTAATTTTTTTTTATTTTGTAACATACCACGATACATGTGAGTCAAAAAATTTCTCATGGGCGTTGGTAATGTTAGCCCTTCAAACTTTGGTCTTCTATAATCTACTTTCTCACCACCTAAAAATTTATCTACCTCATTAATTTCACGTTGTGCTTTTTTGGAGGCTAAAGGCGCAGTATAATTTACTTGGTCAAAAGAAAATAATCTTGGTGGTATATTTAATTCTTTTTGATTGTCTCTTAAAAATTGTGTGAACGAATCATAATTAAATATAGGTTCATTAAATTCATTCGTGTATTTAGCTAAATGTGTATCAAACGAGGTTTTAATTGTATTAAGCATGGAATCTGTTTTTCTAAGTTTAGAAAGTAATATTTGGTAATCAGCATCAAACTCCTGCGGTAAAAAACCGTTGCCATCTATTTTATTTGAATTAGGTATTCCCTCTGTTCTTAATTTTTCAATTGTTTCTTTAAGTCCAAATAGCTTTCCTCTTCTATAAAATATTTTTGTAGGCTCGGGTAACACATTGCCTTTTTTTACACCCTGATTATAAATTATTCTATCAAGACCATTAGCGCTTAAATCTGTAAAACTACTTACAGCTTGTGGATCTGTTTGTTTAATATATTCTGCTAATGTATCTAGGTCAGGTCTTTCTCCGTTTGCTCTAAAAAACTCCTCTGCTTTAAAGTTTATGTATTTATACAAAGGTTGCCCTTTTGCATCAGGATTTGTTTTTTTTAAATTAGCAACAAATCTAGTAATATATGGACTTTGTTTACTACCTGGAGACTGCTCTATTATTAAAGAACGTATAGATGGGCTAACTTTATCTATTAAATTATCATAATATCGAGGACCACGACCCTCTGCAAACTGTGGGTAATTAGTTTTAAAATAATTTTTAATAGCATTATGGGCATCAATTCTAACTACTTTGCCATCAACTAATTCTTGTGGATCTGTTTTAGCAATTAAATCTTCTACTATTTTCTTTGCAGTGTCGTTTCTCCACATAGTAAATTCTTTAGTATTTATGTTAGATGGTGGATCTCCTGTTAATAATGTTGAACCGCCTGCACCACCTGTCTCAGGCCCTCTCATAATTCTTTCTTGTATATTCTCTACAGCTTTACCGCCTCCAAGTATTTCTTGTCCTAATTCTATTTTTTGTTGTTTAGATATAGGCATCTTGTTAATGACGGCTATAGGATCTGCTTTCTCTTCAGGTCTAAGATTATCAAAAAAGGTTTTTATACCTGGGCCAAATTTTTTAATTGCGAATCTTAGTAGTTCATCTCCACCTGCAATCTCACCTATGGCAGACACTACACCTAATCCTCTTTCAAAACCGGTAGCCTCACCTCTGTTAATTTTTTCTCTAAGACCGGAATAAAACTCAGGATCAAAAATAAATTGTAATGTTTCTCCTAGTGCTTCAAACGGAACTTGAGCCTGAGCGGCGAGACCTGTTAGACCGGGGTCCGTGGTCGCTGTTTTTTGAAGATCTTTTATTGTAACGTCAGGACTAGAAATTTGTTGCCCTATAAAACTAAAAGGCTTAGCTATTAATTCTCCTGCTTCTAACAGTGCTTGTTCTTTACTTTTTAGTTTCTGTGTTACAGGATCGACTAAGAAATCTGATAAAAATTTATTGACGGCATCTACTGGTTTGGCATTTGTATCATAGGCAGGGTCTTGCGTAATAACATCGTCATACCTTTCATTGATTTTAACCATTAGTAATACTCCGTCTCTGGTCCGTGGTCCGTGGGCTCATCTTCGTAGTCATCCTTCAATGACACAAAGTTCCCCTT